ACAGGTAGAGAATAGAAGTTCTCTCCTAAAATGTACGGGTATTGCGGTACTTGATTGCTATCAATAGTAATGAAATAAGCATATGTTCCTTTCGGAAATTCTGGGGTAATACAAAATCTTCCATTGTTTTGATCTAGTGTGCCACTCTTATGAGTGTATGTGTAATCGTTAACAAACGTACCCAGAGGATAAGTTGTTAGCGAAGGACCATCAGAACGATTTCCATTGATGGAATAGCTAGAGGTCATCCTCACAATTGATGAGGTTGAATCTAGAGGATTTTCGTGACCAAAAGGACCATAGATCGGATTGCCATCATAAGCAAATCCAATAATAGGAGAATGAGTTTTTACAGCAGGTTCAGTTCCTGCATTATTAATATTATCGCTTAGAGCAACACGTAAAGCTTTAGGGTTAGCAGCATATCCATAACCATATTCTAATACGTTATTATAGTTTGCAAAGATATAACCGTATTCAGTATCTAAATCATTTTCTAATTTTTTAAATCTATTGTAGTTCCACTCTTTAAGAAGTGGGATACCAGTTGCACTATTACCAACTGGAATAACATCAACAGCAACAGTATCTTGATTATAGAAGTTACCTTCTGCAATTTTATTAAATCCTGTAATCTGTCCATCAGTATTAACGACAGACTGATACTCTGCAAATCTACCACGACCAGCATTATCTCTAATTCTGATTAAAGGAGCAGAAGAATAAAACTCACCTGCATTATCGATAACAAGACTGGTTACTTTTCCACCAGTAACAATAGCACGAACAGATGCGTTACGCCCAGAGGTGATAGTGATATCAGGGGTTCTTGGGAACACATCATTAGTATCAACAATGATACGTTCTACAACCTGACCAGCAAGAACTGCTCTAGCTTTGTTTGGAACTTGATCTACAAGAACAAAAGGAGGTGTTGCATATCCAGTTCCTCTAGTGTTGATCTTAATTTCTTCTAATTTACCAAACCTAATGCTTTCTGGATCTTTGTATCCATAAAAAGGAACACCATTTAGTGCAATACCAACATCTCTTCTAGGTGTTGGATATGTTTCTGTAGTTCTAGTTGCTTGCTTTCTAATGATACGAAGCAGTTTCTGATCAAGTGTTGTGTAGTTGACAGTTGATCCATCTAAAATTTTATGCGATGGATAGCTAGAACTTGTGATATAATAGTATTGTTCATCTGCAAAGATAGCGGACACATTAGTGGAAACTTGATCTAATGAAGATGCAACTGATGGAAGTGTAGGCACATCGACTGCAGCACCTGAACTTAACACCCATCTGGTTTGATTAGTACCAGTCTGAACAATCTTGGAATCGGAAGTTTCAAATCCTGGATTTGAGATTTGAATCTTGTCCCCAATAGCAGAATATGGTTGTGCATCAGATGGTTGTAGGTTGTATACAACACCCATGACCAGTAAAACAACACCAGAACCACTAACGGTTACTGGTTTGTATACTGAAGTTCCTGCCACATGTTGAACAGCAGTCTGTGCCGCCCTTTCATCAATGATAAACTGTGTTACATTCTTACTATCAAAAGTAATCGTCTCATCACCAATTAATACTGATCCTGTCTTGCCCCATCCAACAGTAGAGAACACATCAATTCTATCCCCTGAAGATGCAGTCCCTGACAGGGTTTTTTCAAGCTTAGTTTTAGTAGATACTCCAAATGTACCATTAACTGTTTCAGGTGCTAGTACAATATTATAAATTACCTCACCATCTGATGTACCATCAGCATATACATTATCTACTGTAGTATCAGCATACCCATATTCGTCAGTAGCTGTTTGTACAATCTTCTTTCCTACTAGATTTTTTACATCTCCAGATATAACCTTACACTTAAGTGCATAAACGTTAATCCAATCTGCTTCAGAAGATTTATATGTAAAATCTCTTGGTTTGTATACCTCTGGTTTGTTGTCAATCTCTTTGGCGACAACAGTATTGAAAATAAACTTGATGGAACTTGTAGTTCCCTTAGCTTTGTAAAACTTCTGAATATTCTTGATCAGAGTTCTCTTATCTACTTCACCCCTAAGATACTTTTCAGGGAAAGAACCTAGATACTGACTTTCAAAGTTTTTAACTAATGCATATAGGAAGAGGTTACTTACATTATGAACCTTCTGTCCAGCAGCATGAGCAGCAGCAACCGTTGTTGTAAAACTGGTAGACTCATATAGGTCTCCAAGCGATGTATTGCCACTGACACCCCTAGAGCACTCTCTTAGCTCTGTGTCTGTTCTAGAGGCATAGAAGATGATCTCGTCATCAATTTTTACGTATCCGTTTCTTTTTGGAAAACTCGTCGCATCTTCCAATACAATTGTATCGTCAGAACTACTGATACTAGTGACCAGAGTATCAAATTGTCTAAGGAGATTTTTTTCATAATAATTAATATCTGCGTATTTCTGGAGGTTATTAATTACATCCAGTGTGCCACCTTGTACCTCCTGTGCTTCGTAATACTTTTGAATGAACTTACTAAAGAGTTCGTATTCATCAGTAATAAAAGCTGGAAGCTGCGTCTCAATTAGAGTGGAAATTCTCTTAGTCTTTACAGCAGGCATTTACTTTACTCTTTGTATGCAGTGAACGAGGAATTAGCAACATCAACGTCAAGGTACACTTCGCGAAGTGCCTTGATATCATTAGAAAGGGGTTTGACTCTAACAGAGATGCGATTATCAAAGAAACTACCTTTGATGATAGTTAAGTTGTACATTTTAAGTTCACCACTTACATAATCAATATCGCCAACTTCCTTGTCAAGGACAACCTTTTCACCAGTTACGCTATCTAGAGTATATAGCACAATTTTGCTATCCCTGTCTTCTACATAAACATCAAAATTTGGATACTCAGTAACCCTAAACCCAGTAGATGACAGAACTGGTTCATCACAGTCCTTATCAAAAGAATTTTGGAAACACACTTCGTAATAGAAGGTGGAATTGAGTTGAGGATAAAAATCCTTTCTCATTGTAATAGCTGTTAGGTTAGAATTGATAGTATTATCAGAATCATCAATAACACCCACCATCTTACTATACCTGAACTTACCATTGAACTTTTCAGTATCACTAATATCAAGATAAGACTGTACGTTACCAATAACCTTATCTCTAATCTGTGCTGGTGTCTGATCAGTAGCAGATCCGTTGTAATAGATCTTACTAGTCATCTCAACAAACAAAATAGAAGGATCAACTATTTTAGGTTCAACAGAAGCTACGACATACTGTTTAAGATCTGCAATAATTTTCTGTTTTGTTAGTGAAGTAAGGTAACTAGCATCATTTGGTTTCAATGCAATAAACACTTTACCATATTCAGGTGGAACTTGATCCTCTCCACCAAAAATAATGATATCACTAGTTGCTGGATATACTTTTCTTACAATTGCCTCATAGTCCTGAGAGGTCACTGCACGGTCTTGTGTGCCGTATGACTTAGGAGCGGTATATTTGATCTTCTGAGTGCTTTCCATCTCCTCACCACCCGTAGAAGCAACGCTAGAGGTAATGCTTGTAGTGAAAGAAGCAGGAGACACACCATTAGGGTTCTCTAGTACACCAGTGAATACAAATGTACTAACACCATTACTTTCAGGACCAGATGTGGTCATGTAAGATACTGAGATTGTAGATTGATCTTCTAACTTCCTACCTAGTACACCATCTCCTAATAATATCTCATATCTTCCATCTTCAATCTCATCAAGGAAGAATACTTTTGAATTACCGTCAACACCTAGAATATTATCTGCTACAAGGTATGGTTCACTGAAACTACCTCCAGTAGGTAATACCTTTACACTAATTGTGTTGGTATCGATATTCTTATTATCTAAAATAAATCTTTGTGATTTTAATGAATTGTTAACAACAAAGTTTTGAACTACCTGTGATCCTTCTATAATAGGAACATTAGTAAAAGTAGCTACGTTATTTGCAACTTGTGCTTTTACATCTACAGGTGTAACATACTGATAAATGTTGTTGTCATAAGAAGAAATAAATCCCGTTCCTTTCTTAAGAATCAGTTCAGTGTCAGATGTTGGTGTGCTATATGTTACAGTAAAAGAAACATAAGCAGTGGGAGATGTAGCACTCTTAGGTCTGTACCCTAGTTGCTTCGCAATTGATACTACGTTATCTCTTAAGGTGGCAGAATCAATGAATAGTTCATTGACTACCATGTTCGTATTGAACGCCGTATAGTAGGTATTATAAGCTAAGACATCGATCAGGTTTGCTAATGCACTACCTTCAAAGTCATAGTCAGTAAAATCTGTCTGCCCTCTTATGTAATCTTTAAGAGTCGCTTTGATATCTTCAAAGTCTAAGTTGGCAACCTGAGTATATGGCATTATCGTGTACGATCTAAGAAGAATGTAGTCCCTACTCGTCTACCATCTCCTAAGATGGTGTAAAACAATTCAACGTCATAACCATTATTGTTAAAGTCTGGAGTACAACGAATGTCATTGATAGCTACTCTAGTTTCATACTTACCAATACAGTCAGCAATTTTACTTTTAATAAGTGCAGCTGAACCAAAATCTAATGGTTGAAACAGCATTTGTCTCAAATCAGAACCTAGTTGAGGTTGAAATAGTCTTTCCCCCCTATCTGTTTGAAGCAATACAGCTATTGACTGTGAAATAGCTGCATTATCTTTCACCGTTACCAAATCATTGGATACAGGATGCTTCTTAAAAGTAACACTCAGATCTTTATATGTCTGAAAGGAAGGCATGTAGACACAGCAAGGCTGTTTCTATTTATCACTTACCGACGAATCCGTCCGCCCACTCTAGATCATTGTCAAAGATTTCTCCTTCTTGTACTTCTTTTCTCTTACCTTTTTTACGCATGTAGCGATCACTCTCAACTTCGGTAATGAGAGTCATTCCAGACTTAATGAAGTCTTCGCCTTTATCAACTCTGCTGTTGCCCATCTGTGGTCTCCGTCCGTAGTTTTCGTTCATCATGTGTTTCCCAAAAATAATCGTCAGTGTCTCCTAAGCGTCCCCATTTGATTCCTGCCTCAACTTGGTATTCAATAGTAGAAACCTTAAAGTCAGGGAATGTAGGGTTCTCAGGAGTGATAGAGAGGTCGTAGAATCGTGTCCTATTGTTAGGATACAATGCAAACTGACCATTCTCTAACGCAATACAATTGTGCGATTTGTGCTCTTGAGGCACTTCGCTCACATTATTATCTATCACATCAGGATTTGCATGATAGTTATCTAATGTAAACAAATACTGACCATGCATCAGTCCATGGTCTCTTGTGTAGATCTCTGCATCCATAGAGCTAACGAAACCCTTTTCGATACAAGTTAGACCATAATCCATACAATTCCAAAACTGTAGGTTCTCTAGACTCATATCGGGCGTCGGTGTTTTTGGCGCTCGGAGAAAAGCAGATATAGGAAGTTTATCATACATCGCACCATACTCAGGTAGATATGTCTCAAAGTAAAAAGCACGACCAGGTATACTCTTACAAGCTACCCACACACCTTCCACAAACTCTCCATGACCATCCTGATGATCACGAAGGTATTCTTTACGTACCCACACTTTTTCAGCGGGTAGGTTACAAATTAAATTCATATCATGTTCCAAGAAAGAATTAAACGTTCTTTGGTACTATCACAAGGTAGTGTGTAGTGATGTACAAAGGAAGGGAAGAAGATTACAGATCCACTACGTACGTCACGAGGTGAGTATATATCAACCCATCCAAGAACATTATTGAATGGACACACAAATTGCGTGGGTGTATGCTCTTCTGGATCGTACTCAATGTACATTACCGCACTAAATCCCGCAGCTCCGTGATTATGTATCAGATGCTGCTCTCCTTTACCCGCACGTTCAAACCAATATGCGTCAATGGTCAGATCTACATTAACTTGATCCTTAAATTTTTGAAACTCGCTCCGTATAAGAGGTTCAACAATATTCCAATCCGCTTTCTTTGCTCGGAAGTCACTCTTTACATATTCGCCAGGATCTTTCTTCAACTTCTGCTTACTCGATATATCCTGCAGTAGCTTCTTCTTACGATCCCAATCCTCCGCATAGAGATGGAAGATTGGGACTGCAAACATCGGTTCGATGTATTCAGACATTAACCTCTGCCTTGACCGCGATATCTCTTCCTCCTCGCATTCCTAGATGTTGCAGAATGCTTTGAGTGCTGTCCTGACCCCTGTCGAGTACGCTTAGGTTTTGACTCGATTGTAGGACCACCACTCAAACCAGATTTTGCTTTTGCCATAATTTAATCGTATTGACTTCTATATTATAATATTGAACCGCCCTTGCTGTCAACCTGTACGGTTAATGCTCCATATCCTGTAAGAACCCCTCCATATGCCCCTACAGGAGATGCAATCGTACTTCCGACCACTGCCATAGGTGTACCGTTCACAAAGACCGTAGGAGACCCTGTACCAATGGTGTCACTGTGCAGATCACCAGGTACAGGTAATAGAGCAAAGTGAGGTAGAGTTACATCACCTACTTTATGAACATTTCGTCCGTTAATAATAACATTTGCACTAGCTCCAGTCGGTACTGGTACTTTCGCATCTGCAGGTGTTGGTGCAATAGGTATGAACCCTACAGGAGCCCAAGGTCCGTGACCAGTAGTTAAGTCTAATGGATGATATAACGCAGGTATCGTACTTAATGTCATGTCGAAAGAAGATTGGTCGGCGTTTTAGGGATATTTAGGGCGTACTGTAATCTACTCTTCGCCCATCTCATCTGATTCTGTACTGTCATAAACACAGGTCTAAACGATACACCCTTATCAGTAACAATAATAATATTGTAAAAGAATCTCAACTTACGAATCTCACTAGCTTTGTAAGATATAACTCCTTCACATGTTGATAAGTATCCTGCCATTACAGGTGAATCTAAAATCTCAGCGTCTGCTTTAGTCGCAGGATACCAGTTCAATGGTGTAATAGGACTCGGAAATATCGGAGCAGCGTCGAATAACTCTGGTTCTAACTTCACACCCTGAGGGATATCCGAAATACGCAAAACCCTGATACCATCATATCCTATCCTTGCAACACAATCGGGGTACTTCAGAATCCATGTACGGTCAAAGAATGCTTTCTCAGTATAAAACCCAGCTAACGTAGCAGTCGTGACACCTCCAAAAGATTGAATAGTTGATTCAGTTACTGCTGGAGCACTCCACAATGCATTGGGTGGTATGATCTGAGGTTTACTTGTTCCTGTCCTATTCGGTAATGTCTGAGGATTAGGTTCTTCCAGAATCGCTGCAAAGGGTGTTGTAACTGGCAGAGGTAATCCACCTATCGAAGGATCGAAAGAAACGTTTAGAATCGCATTCTCTGTAGGATCTGGTAATACACTTACAGTAACCTGAAATGGTTGATAGGGAGCTACGTAATCATTGAGTCCTGAAATGTCTCCCTCTAGGATTGCTTCTCCCATGTTCTCAAAGGGTATCGGACGTAACTCATACGCACCTACACCAGGTGTTGCGATATTCGCTAAAACATCAGAACGCAACAAAGTCATCGGCAACGGCCAAGGACCTACTGTTATTCCGTTGTTTTCGATAATCGGCATTAGACTGCTTTAGCTATCTTGAGTAGATCCCCTTTGAGTCCTTCGACATTATTGTGTAGATAGTCGAGTGTCTGTGCAACAGTTTCGTATTCCTCACCCGTTGGTCGCTTGTACATCAACGACGGATTCTCTAGCTGTGATATCCTCTGTTCCAAGTTGTTTAACCTCTCGGACTGCCACAGGCACGTCCTCTCCAACTCGTTCAACCTCTCCATTAACTCGTCCTTCATTATTATCACCTCTCATGAATGAATTTGCGGCGCGACTCTCAAACTCGTCACAGAATGCATCAAAGTTTTCTAAGATCTTGTCGTAGTCACTGTAATCAACTTTTTGGGGCATTTTTTTCTGGGGGAAATTTTTTATATGCGACCTTTACAAATATATTTATCGGTCGTCTGGATACTTTTGTAGGTTAGGGACTTAACCGTTTTTCAAATCGCTTGGCGACCCGCTAAGGCATAAAAAAGGGGGCATATACTGCCCCCCCTACTGTACACACACAGCCCTAGGACTTACGTAGCTAGAGGTTCGCCTTAAAGATCAACTGATGTGATCACCCATGCCTAGCTAATGCCTAGGGCGTGTGCCCTAGAGTTCTTCCATCATCTCGTCGAGTTCGCAGATGTTCAGTGCGTCGTCATTCCATGCCACGCCATCTGGTGTTGCTGCTGAGTCGAGACAGTCCATCATGAGATTAGCGAAGGCACTGTATCCTAGGTGGCGATACTCACGGGCGATGCTGTATAGACCCTCGTCGTTGCCGATCCAAAGGGAGACGTTCCATGTCTCGTAGTTTGTCCACCCGTTGTATGTGGTGTCTTCGATGCGTGTTTGAAATGCTGTGGTCATGTGCTGTGTGTTGTGTATGTTCTTATTATAAGGGGTGAGCATGACGGATGGGGTCATGCTGTGCCACTTTAGTGTCTGTCACTTATGTACCAAGTGCCACCAGTGGGAACTTCAAGGGTTTGGAAATTACGCTTTGCCATTGCGTCAAGTGCTGCTCTGACAACGGGGTCTTTTGCTGCTGTCTCATTCATGAGGACTGCGCCGTTGTAGTATGCTTTG